CAGACTGCGAGTAAACCCCACAACAAACAGCCGACCGCGATGATAACTTTCCTACTCACGGAATTTTTCCCCTTTCAGCCCTGTCACCTCTCGGGCGCGGGAGCGGATTGCTTGCGCTATGACTTGCCCAGGTGTTCCACATTCAAAACAACTTGTGTCATTTGACTCCGCAATCTTCGCCGCGTCTTCGTAGGCACTTAAAACGGCCACTCCCAAATATTCCGCATCGTTTTTTCGGAAATACTTAGTAGCTTCCTCCACCGCGCTCTCGATCTCGGCGGCGATTTCTTTGCGAACGTCAATATTGTCTCTTTCATCGGGAACGTACCCATGTGGGAGAGAAATCTTCTCCGCTCGCTCTCGGGGTGTCACTTCCCCGCCGCCTTGCGCCATGCGTCTAACGCAATCTTGAAAGCATCAAGATTCCCTTTGGGGATATAAGTCGCGCCATAGTCCGCCCACCAAGCAAGTGCCTCCGCGGCTTCCAACCGTTCGACGAGCGCCTTAACGAGCCGGACACCGATCGAATAATGTTTATGCGCCATCTGCGCTTTCAGTGTGGCTAAATCTTGGTCAGTGAATGTGAGCGATTTATCTTCCATAGGTCTTTTAGGATAGCGCCCCATGCGGCCCCTGGCAGGACTGACCGCATGGGAAATTATAGATGCCATGTTATGTTATAACGTTAGGCACAAAAAAAGAGCCTACCTGATGTTATTTCCATTTTATTCCGACTGCAACCTGGTCACGGATCGGCACCCCAGCATTCTCGGTTAGAAAAACGATCCCATCTGCTCCGACTTTCTGAGCCTCGCGAATTAAGATCCCCTCTTCATCGCGGAATCGCGCATTACGAACGGAAAATCTGGCTATCTCAACATGGGGACGGTCAGGAAATTTGTGAAAGACTTCAACCGACTGTGTAGGCTGCAACTTCTCATTCGAGTAACGAGTGACCTTAAGATGGGAGCATCCGGCGAGCGAGGAAGCGAAGGCAAGGCCAGCAACTAAGATGATACGAACCTCTTTTAGATTGCCGAATACCATGAGATACTTGTTAAGCTCCTGTTAATTTTAGTGGGACACCAAGGTGGGACACCAGGAACCCTACTTGGCGATACCGCGAGATACTTGCGAATTATACTCTCCGTCGATGAGATACGCAAGGATACTTTCCATTTCGCTAGGCGACAAAAGTGTGAGGATGGTGCGCAAAACACCAGCCCACCGTCGATCTACTGTGCCCCAACTCCTATTTTTGGGACACCATTTGGGACACTAGAAGCTTCGATTGAAATGGTGGGCAGTACAGGATTTGAACCTGTGGCCCCCTCCGTGTGAGGGAGGTGCTCTACCGCTGAGCTAACTGCCCGAAAGCGTTTCTGAGCGTACTCTTTTTCACGGATAGCCGGATTCCGCTTCCGCTGCTCAACCAGGCGCTTGTAGTTACAGGCCTTGCAACGCGAATCTAGGCCGCTCTTAAAGGCGGAGTGCTTCCCATACTCCGAAAAGGGTTTGAGCTCGCCACAGCCCCGGCAAACCTTCTTGGTAGGGTCTCGGGGTGTCGCTGGCCGCGCTTCTTTCCAGACTTCGGCCAAGTGACCTTGCAATCCTTCTACATGAGGCCGAAGTCGCTCTTTCCCGGAATTGATGTAGTCTTGAGTCTGCCGGAGAGAGCTGTGGTCTAAAAATTTCTGAACATCTTCGTCCGAAAATCCTAAGAGCGAAAGCATCGTCGCGGCGGTATGGCGCCAGTCGTGCCAAACGAAGCGCTTTTCGCCTTCCAGCATGTCGCAAGCCTTGCGCAACGCATCCCATCGCCGATCGAAATTCTTGTAGTTGATGCGGAGCGAGAAATCGATCGGCATCCGAAAGAGTTTCTTTTCCTTGCTCTTCGACAAGATGCCGCGAACATCTTTGAGCCCGTTAACCTTTTCGAGGTCGGTTTTTCTAAGCCCGGTACAAATGGCACGCTCGATCATAATGAGCATGTCCGGATCTTTGGCGTCGCAGAATTCCTTCACCTTAATGAGCTCGTCTCTGCTCGCAATGCGCTCGCGTTTAGTTCCGATCAACGAATCACGTTCGACAAACTTGACGGGATTGAATGGAACGCCATGAGTGTTAGTCGGCAAAAGATAAGGACCGATTTCTCGCCGCTCCTGCCACTTTTCGATCATGCCGAACATTGAAGAAAGAATGTTGAGCTCGTTGTCGACTGTGCCTTCCGAGACTGGCTCGCACGTGACCCCAGTAACGGGCTGGTCCTCTGGACGTTTGCTGCCTTTGCGCCAGGCGAGATAGCGCTCTATCTCAACCGGAAGTAAATTATGGATAGCGCTCGTTGGCCAATAAATCCGAAACAGTTTTAGCTTTGACGTCATATTTCGGATGGCTTCTGCGGTGCGGCCGCGCTTTTTAGCCCAGTGCCGATTGTGGTAAATATCGCACGCCGTAGAAATCGCCAACGGTGCCGGCTCGGGCGTTGGCTTTAATCCTTTGCGGAAGTTTTCCCGAGTTCGATCGATGTGATTTTTGGCCTCTTGAATATGCTCGTTACACCAGCATCCCATTGAGCGCCGATACGGTTTATTGATTGAACCGTCTAGATTGCGCTTGGGCCCCAGCCAAATGCGAATCCTTGTGTAACCGTCATCCTCGTAAATACCGGGCGTTTTTCTCATGGGAAGGGATTCTACAAGATACCGTTAGATACCTCAAGCACCAGCCGGGACTCGGGTTGTTGAGCGGCGCTTCCAGTCCAAAATTTCGGACGTGAGGCAATAGAGTTTGGGTTTCGTCCGACCTGGCAACAGGCGTTCATAGACTGGGAACGGGAGATCGCCCTGATAGCGGAGTCGTTTGATCGTGTTGTAGGCCAGTCCCGCGAGACCGCCGGCTTTTCGGAATGGAACTTCATCGTTCTGCATGGTTATCTCCCTTGGCTTTTGACTTCTTGACATAGAGCTCGCGAAGGTTCGCGGCTGCGTTTAAAACTTCCCTGATCCCCGGTTTGCCGACGATCTTGGTAGGCATCGAGTCATAAATCAGCGTGACCAGGGCCCGCTCCGTCAGTCGCCCGGAGAGAAGCTTTTTAACGCCATCTGAAAGTGTCTCGATTTCCCGAGCCAGATCTTCTACCGGCGAAACGGTCTGAGACTTCACTGGCTCCCTCCCACTTTCTCAGTGAGCGGCGCCACTTCCGCTCGCGCTCCAGCGAGGTCTTCCTCCTGCATTTCGCTTTGTTCGGTATACGTTGACGGTTTCCGGTACCAAAGCCCGATCGTGCCGGCATCCCGCGTCAGATCGGCCGGCGCGTACTCTTTGTCAAGCTGACCGTGCGCCATTATTTCTTTCAGCAAAGCGTCTACGAACTGTTGTCCTGTCATATGTCCTCCGTTTTAATTTGCGCCTACGAGGTAGCCGCCCAGAAAACAGGCGACACCCCAGAAAATCAGAATCCAAAGCCGAATCTTCAAGGCTGTTTGCCTGTATCGGAAGAGGTCTCCAACTTTGCCACGATCGGCTGTGGATCTCCGATTTTTAAGATATGCCCGTGAATCACGTCATCGCCATCGACGATGAATGACTTATATTCGACGGCCTGACCTTTTACGATACGTTGGTCGAGAACCACTTTGCCGTTTTCCTCCCCGCCCTGACACGTTGTGAGCCACAGCTTTTGGTGCTTCGATTGATCCAACACCAGACACGTCACCGTTAACAACATCGCGAGTTTTTGCATTAGTCGGCTCCTTTCACGTCAATCTCTTTAAACTGTCTCGGATAAATGATCTCTACAGACCCGCGCTGATTAATGACCTTCCAAGCGTCGCCAGCCTTTTCGACGACCGTAACTTCGCGGCCGTCATTCAACTTTCGTTTTTCGCCTCGTAAATATTTTGGTTGGGCCATAGGTCCTCAGATCCGTAGAACTTTTCCAAAAATCAATTGCACCAACGCGAATGCGAGTGCGAATAACAAAACCAAAACCAGCGTCAGCGCGTCTTTCAAGATCCCCATCGCTTATCTCCTCCGTCGTCTGCCGTCCCAAATGCTTCGTCCATACTGCTCATCACGCCCCGCGGTTTGCGGTAGTTTGCCGCGACATACTCGCCCCAGTTAAACCGCTCGTCCGCATCCATGCCTACCCAGTTTCCAAATGCGGCCTCTTCGTCATCCATCGGGCCAGGGGACGGCGTCTGCGTCGTCGAAGGCCGGCTCGGTGTCGACGGATTCGTCGCGTACACGATCTCCGCTTCCACCACTTCCTCGGCCATTTTTTCCATGAATCCCGTTCCCATTTTCTGTCGGGCTCGCACCATTTGGAGTTTTTTCGCCTTCCAGATTTCCCGGTTGAACTGATTCCAAAGATCGTCCATTGCGATCCTCTCCGGATCGCTGAGTTTGTTCCTCTCCTTTGGGATTTCCAGACGTAAGTGCGCCGCGATTTCGCTCGGGATCAAGTACCTCCCCTGGGGTAGAGACTTTTCTAAGTCCCTCAATTTTTTTCTGTCGGCGCTGCTCAATAACGTCGCGCAAAAACCTCTCGCGGTTGACGAGTGCATATTCTTCTCCTCCGTGCTGCTGGCGCCATAAGTGGGCCTGATCGACAATGGTGTTGAAATTCCAGGTACGGTTGGCGATGGTGAGTTCCTCGCCTTTGGTCTTGAGGCACTGGTAAGCGGCGCTGTAGTGACCGCCGAAAATCTGTAAGAGCTCCTGCGCTTTGAGCTTCCAGCGGCCCCATGCCTTGTCCCATGGCCGGAAGTCGTAAGGCGCGCCCTGGAGGACCTTGTAAAACAGGACCAGGGAGTCGGCTGGCTTCTCTTCCGGAAAAGGAATGGCGTAAGGTTTCTTTGCCTCGGGCTGCGTTTTTGGTTCTAGGCGCCGAAGCACCTCCTCGTTTTTGTAATCCGGCAAAATAGGGTTAAGGGTTAAGGGTTGAGGGTTAAGGTCAACAGAAAGAGGCCGGGCAACTTCATGGGAACTTCCGAAGTTGTTCGGAAGTAGACCAGTAAAAGGAGGAATGACGCTTGGCTGCTCCTGTTTATGCGGATTTTGGTGTTTCTTAAAAGTGTTGATTTGTATGTATTTTTTGCCATCTGCCTCATACCGCACGAGGAAATTGCCGCGCTGTAAATCGGTGAGTAATTGGTCTACTGACTGGTCATCATAAGGGAGGATTGAGACCTTGAGGCGGAGCGGACGGTCTTCCAGTCTACCGTCCCGATCTGCGTGACACCACAGGCCGGCAAAGAGCAAGCGGGCGAATGGAGATAAGGTCGCGAGCTCTTCGTTCGTGAAAAATGATGGTTTAAGATTACGCGCCCGCGCCATTAAATACCTCCGTCCGACCGGCCGTCATTGATGTTCTTCCGCTGCCTTTTCAAGCTCCGCTTCCTTCTTGCGAACAATGCGACCGCGAGGTCCGCGGCGCTCTTTTTCGATGTCGCGCTGGAGCGTTTGCACCGTTTGTTTCTCAGGGTGGAAAAGCGGCGCGAACTTTTCCCAGTTCGTGGCAACTAACGTCGCTAAAGGCACGATTAAGGCGATCACGGCTAAAACCACAGCCCGTCCGAACGTTAGCCACTCTTTGAAGCGAGCGAACTGGGTGCCTTCAGTTTTATCCATGACACCCTTCACAATTTTCTGTGCCTGAATATCGACGCGAAGCTCTTGCAAAGTCGACGAAAACGTATTGCACTGGTCTGAAATCCGGCGAAGAAGTACACCGTGCATGTCAAATTCCTTCTCTAAAATCGCGACCCGCGCATCGAGAGATTCTTTGCCAGCGACGCCTCGAAGGTGATCGTCTACTTCCTCAACGTGGTCGGAGAGTTTCCCGACCTCGATCTCTAATTTCGCGAGGCTGCGCTGGCCCTCGCGTGTGGCCGTAACGAGGTTGACGACGTCCTTCTGTACTTTTAGCCATCGATCATCTTCTGTCCTTCGGCCAGGGTCATCGCTTCGGCGATTTTCCATTACTCAACGACAAGCGCCTTTACGTCCGTAGCACGAGGGCCTTTAGGAGTTTGTCGAACGTTAAACTCAAGTTGCTGTCCTTCGACTAAATCTTTGCGACCATCGCCGGTTATTTCTTTGTAATGCACGAAAATCTCGGTCATCGGCTCGCCATTTGGGCCATCATTTGCGATGACAAAGCCGTACCCTTTGGCCGAGTTCCACCATTTCGTTCTGCCTGTCACAGTCCTGCCTCCTTTAGCCACTTGTCACATTCGTCATAAGATCGGGCCACAAAAACGTATCCGCCTAATTTCAACGTCAAAAGGTGAAACCACTTTTGGATTTCCGAGACCTTGCCGGTATCCGTCTTAACCTCACAACCAAGAAATAGACCCCCCCTCGTGAAACCGACGATATCCGGCATCCCAGAAATTCCAAACTGGACAAAACGCGGGCCCATGCGGACGGCGCCGACGTTGTTGCGCCAGACGACTCCTTTGACTGTGTCGGTGTTGATTTCATAAGGGACTTTCCATCCAGGCATAAGAACTTGAAATCCGTGATGCGCAAAGCAGTGAAGACACTCGCGGACAATTGGCGTCTCCTTCACACGAAAACCATTTGTCCATTTTGAAGCTCATGAAAGAGCGGGGCCGAGACGCGGTATTCCCACAGCCCCCCCGCCCGGCGCCGTTTCTCAACGAGGTAACCGCCAAACTTTTGCTTACGAAGGTGACGGAGCTGTGCGGACACGCTCGACTCTGGATAGGCAAGGCAGGCCGATATCTCGTGAAGTGTGCGCCAGTGCCCATCGATCATGAGATTGCGAATCCGCTCGTGTTGCTTACGCAGGCGTTCTCCATCGACTTGTTCGTCATAAGTTGGGCCAAATGTGCTCATAGCTTCGTTATCCCCACTTGCCAGTACGTTTTGTCCTCTACGGCATAGCCCTTTCGATGCACTTCTTTGCCGATGATGGCGAAGTCTCCAGCGACGCCTTTCTTAATGCCCTGAAGTTCTTTTTTCACCTCTGCGTCAAGCTCTTCGTATTCTTTCGCGGCTGTTTTCAATTTCTCGCGCTGCTCCAGCTTTGATAGGAGATCGTCGTTCGTCAAAATCTCAGCCTCGGTGCGGATCACATCGCCCAGACAGACTTTGGCGAAGTCGCACTTGCCGCAAATTTGATCTTCGTAGGGAATGCGATCAGGATAGGTTCCCGCTGCGACGTGCTTGTTGATGACCTCTGCTCGCTGCACCAGCTCCTCGGCGTAGGTGTAATCGAGGTGAACCCAGATGATCTTTGGTTCGGCAGTGGCCTTGTTGATCGTCATGAAACAACCGATTGGATAGTCTTTGCCCAAAAGGTAAAGCGTGAGCTGGCCTGGATAGGTTTTGTGCCATGTCTTTTTCGAGAAAAGAAGGTCTTCGATCGTGTTTATTTTTTCCCAGTCGTACGGCATCATGGTTTTTACTTCGACAGGGAACGTGAAACCTGGATTGCGATCCTTGCGATCGTCGCGGGCGATGAAATCGAGCTTGCCTCCAATTTGAAGGCGTGATATCATGCCGGACTTTTCTGTTGAAATCGGGCGATCGTGCTCCAAAATCGTATAGCCCGCCCGTTCCAGATAATCCTTCGCGATGTGCTTTTCGACGATTTTCCCTAAGTTGAAAAGCATCTGGGTCGTTGTGCTATGAAGCGGCTTGCGCTGCCAGTCGAGGCGCCGATGGACGCCATAGCGAGCGCAAGGATGGCCGAGCGACGACGCCCAGTTGCTCCGTGGCTCAACGAGCTGGATGTCCTTCTGAACTTCCGCATGGATCTCGGCGGCGATATCAGGCAGGATTTCAGGAGTTGTCATCAGCGTTTTCCTGCTCATCTAAAAGCTCAAGGATTTTCTCTTCTGGTAATGCGTCTATGATTTCTGACGGTACGTCGCGGCCGTCGTCGTATTTCGCGGAAAGGATTTCAAACTGGGTACTTTCCGCTGGGTAGCAATCTTCTGGTTGCCCATGGGTTTGGGCGGGATAGCCAGGTAAAAAATTCACAACCAAGTTAATCTCGCGCTCGAAGTCCGGCGAGTCTTCTACCGGGTTTGTGAGATAGAGGTCCGCTTTTCCCCATCGACTCACGCTACCTCCGCCCCTTCAACCCATTCGATTTGATAGTTTTCGCGGCTATTGGCGCTGACGATCTTGAACTTTATTTTGACGGGGAGCTGATCTTCTGCTTTCTGAGACAGGATCGTGGCGCGGCTGCCGTCATTCCAGACGGCGTATTTGATCCCCTCTTTATCGAAAATGTCCCAGCGGACCCAGGCCTTGCCAGTCGTTTTGTTGGTTCCAGTCTCGCGGGTTGCCTTGGCGACGATGATCGTTTTTTCGATGAGGCCGTCAGCTCCAGCTTTGCGGTCCTCGACCGAAACAGGTTTGCCTTTGTTCTCGAACTCGACCATCTTGACGAGGGCTTTGTCGTAGCCGAGTGAGGTCAGCTTTGTAAGAGGGATATTGCGGAGTCCGAAAAGGCGCGTAACGCCTTTCTTAAAGCATTCACGGAAGGCCGCAACGCGAATGTCATCCTCGTTGATGTCTTCCATTGCCTTTCCGCCAGAGAAAAACTTATCTCTCGTACCAGCTCGACCCACGGCGTGACGAGTGACGCCCCTGAAACTGAAATCGGCGGAGTAAGCGTAACTGTAATGCTTGTGATCTTCAGACCATTCTTTGGGATATTCCTTCCAGTTGGCCTCTTGGACGCCAAGGAAATTTGCGATGCGCTCTGCCCCCGCGGCGCCGAGGTTCGCCTTTCGTTCGGCATCCGGTGTGTTTTCCCTGTCGTGGCAGACCCAGTCTCCGGCATAGGTGCGCTTGACAATGATGTTGAGGATCTGATCCTGGGCTTTCGCATAGGCTTCGAGCTTGTTTGCGGCGGCGATGACTTCATCAAAGACATCTACTTGGTCGACAACTTCGAGTTCGCTCTCCTGCGGAGCAACCAGATCCCGGGGACCCGCATCGGAGATTTCCGGTAGTTTGGGGTGAACATCTGTTTTAACATCGGCCATATTCCCCTCCCAGGGCTAGGCGGGCGGAACCCGCGCCAGTGATAGCTATCGCAATCGCGCCGGCAGCGAACACTTGGGGTTGGGCTAATCAATCAGGCTCCCTTGACTTTCGTGGCACGGCGTGGCACAATGTGGCACGGCGTGGCACGAATATGTATAATGGCAACCTTGACAGCAGCAACAAAAAGCATCGCTCGCAGCGTTCTTTACGGCGGTTGAATTAGTTGAAACGTTCAACTTTTTCAATCGGTTGGTTTTAACAATTAGGAGGGGACTTGTCAAACGCTATGGAAACATCGACGGAGAAGGTAAAGTTCAGACATCAGGCATGGATTTCAAAATCGGTTGTTCGGGCTTTTCAGGAAGAGTGCAAAGAGCGTAAATGGGGACCGGCGGATCTCTTGCAGTTTATTCTTGAGGAGCGCTATGAATCGAAAGATGACTGACTCTCATCGTTTCCAGCCCGGCTTTTCAAAGGATGCCATGCGTGGTCGGCATTTCTTCACGTTGCGGCCGGATCTCAACGAAGCTTTTCTGGTTGAATGTGCGACTGAGCGCCGTGACCCAACCGACTTAATCAGAATTATTCTTGAGGACAGATACTCGAAAGTGGAAACAAACTATCCGAAGACGGTTGAAGTTCGCGAAGATGCGAAACCAACGAAACGAAACGTGGCATGAGCCTTCAAGATAAAGCCAAAGACGGGATTTTGCTTGAAGTCCAACTTACGCGCAAAGAGTACGATTATTTAATCGCTGCGTGTAAGAAGGATAAGCGTACGCCGGAAATGCAGACAAAATGGTACATCGAGTCTTACGGCGCTGGAAGAATGCGTTACGACGAGGCCGGGGCGGAAGCTAGAGCCTTACTTCGTGAAGCATCCCGCGAGATTCACTACCCTGATAGCGTTGCTGTAGAAATTGTCCCATCTGCCGATAAAGGGTAAGGCCCTGTTCTCGGTCAATGCGTTGGTGCCGCTGACCGTCGAAAACAAAATTGAGTCCGATCGGCGCTGATTCCTGACTAACGAAGGTGCGAAGTATTTGGTAGGTGTCGGCTACTTGTTCAACGGTCATCTTCTCGATAACCTCGCGTGTCCCGACGGAAAACTTCGCGTCAAAGAAATCCAATTAACCCCTCCAGATTAACGACTTCACGGACTATATAACATAACATACGCTTTAACAAGCCAAAAAAGAACTGTACGACTTTCAGCGTCGCTTAACGCTTAGGACGCGGGCCTTTACGCATTCTTGGTTGTGGAAGATCGATTCCCAGCTCGCGATCTACGAGATCGACGATATACGCCGAAAGACTCTCGTAACCCTTTTTACGCGCAAGCTCCGTGTAGAGTTTCAATCGTTTCTTGCCGACCTCTTCCATCCCTAGAGATATACTTCGTACGGTTTGCGAACCCATAAGCATTAACATAACATGCCTATGACAACAAATCGAGTCGAATTTACGCGCGCACAGGAATGCGCACCTCGGGAGCACCCCTGCGCTTGCCTATTGGTAGCTTGAGATCGAGTTCTCGGTCCACGAGCTGAACGACGAATGCGGACAAGCTTTTATAACCGCGGGCCTTGCTCCTCTCGCGATAAAGGCGCGCACGCTCTTTACCGTTTTTCCCCATGCCCATAACTACGGATATATTGATCTGCTTCATTTCGTAATTATCCCCCGCAAGTTTAGTGACTGTGAACTCACTGATGACCTGGCTACTTCCTCTCCGTGGTCAAGGATGCGAGACAACAGCGCCCCTTACTAGAAGTTAACATAACATAGCAATACGGTCCAATGATTTAACCCCTATTAAACTTTATTCGCAGCATTTTGTTCTGTTGCCTCTCCTGCAACTTGCTCGACCTTCATATCCACCTTGGAGATCCCCATGCGAATGAAAATCGCGCCGAGCGCCAGCATAAACGAATTCCACTCCGGCGATGCGAGCATCTGAAAGAATGGGATGTGCTGATGGATATCCCGGAACAGCTCCTGGGCCGGCGCAAACGCAGCCATAACGAGTGCGGTATAGGCCTTTTTCCCGTCGCACCAATTTCTAACCTGATTGAATAGCTTTACCATTTGAATTCCTCCCTTTATTGTCTCGAACATTTAGCCCTCCAATGAAAAATACTCTGGCCTCTCCCGAAAAGCGTAGTTGGCGCCTTTTGAGATGAAGCAATCCTTGCCGATGTTGAGCACCTTAGGCGCTTTTTGCTGCCATTTTTCTGAGCCCTCTAGCGTCCCTGGCCGCACGACGCAAACATGCCCATGAGGAGACCCTTTTTGAGCGGCGATGACCAGGCATCCCTCGCCAGCGCACTGGGCCGCTTCCTGCGGAGAGACCTTGCTCCAGTTTTTGTCATTGTTCACAATGTCTACGATTTCGTTCGCCATTTTTCCGGCGAAGCGTTCGTAGCCAAACTTCTTGGCGACGTACTGCACAGCCTCATTACAATGTGTCAAACCGTCCTTCGGAGCGAATGGCTTGTTTTCGAGCCAAGCCTGGTCGTACGCTTCACAGATTGCGTCCATCAGGACAGCTAAATTTTTCATAGGCTTGGTATACCCCGATCCCAATGGCCAGCTCATTGAAAAACTGATTTGGCGATTCATGCCGGACCAAATGCGGTCGAGCAGGCTCACTTTTTCGTAGCCTTCCTAAATTCGTCGGCAACCAGAGTTTTAGCGTGAATAAACTTTTGCGAAAGCGAATATCCGACTAATTTGTTGTATTCGGCCTCCGATAGATTTTCTTTTGCAACGTCTAAGACAGCGCCCTTCTCTGCGTCAGTTTTCGCGAAGAGCAGTCCATTGGCGTAGGGATCGTCCATTCGCTGGCTTTGCAATCGTTGATAGAACGATTGGAACTCGCTAAATCTTTTAAGGTGGAGCACGTCACCCAGAAGGCCGGCTTTCATCATTTCGCCATAGAGTTTTGCAACTTCGTCAGGCCCTGCGGGTTTGTCGTGGGCCATGATGTTTTGCACGACAGCCTCGCGGTAGTCGAGCTGGCGATTGGCGTCTTCTTTCTTCGCCTGGGCGACCTGGTTTGCGATCAGCTCACTCTCTCCATAATTGGTCGACATGAGAAAGCGACTTAGAACATTCCCGAAAATTGGCGCTCCGAGCGTCTTGTCGAGGTCACTTTTCACCTTCTGGACGTCACTGTTATTGAACCGATAGATCAGCCCGGCTCCGAGCTGGTTGAGTTCATACTTCAAAAATGCTTCATGCGATCGCATTCCGCCCGCGTCGAAGATCGTTTGCGGAATGCCAGGTTTACCGCGGAATGAATCGTAGGGGATGTGGCCGGAGGCGTATTGCACTAGATCGACCAGGGCGCCGATACCTGGCGTCAAGTTTGGCGCCTGGCCCGCCGTATAAGAGAAGAGCTTTGCGAAGTCCTGCGCGGCCGTGCCCTTTGGTGTCACGTAGCCCAGCATCGCCATCGTTTTGGCGACTGGCTGGCTCGTAAGCGCGTACCAAAGGAGCCCGCCATAAAAGCGCTCGGTGTCATCCATCGGCATCTTAAGCGCAATGGTCTTGCCATTGGAATCTTGGCCGAGCGGAATTACATGATAATTCGCGTGATTGTAGGAGCTCACTTTGCGATAGGAAGCACGAATGCCGGCGCCGAAGACTCCCGCCCATGCTAAATATTGCAGGAGTTTTGGTAGGAAAACATATTTCATGGTCTTGGCCGCATACTCGCCTGGATTGAGCCGTGCCGCTTCAAAACTGCGGCGATAGCCTTGAACGTGCGGATTGAAGAAGAGGAGTAACCGACTGATTGCTCGCGATTGCTTTCCCGCAACCAGGAATGGAGGGCTTCCAGCCTGGAAGCGAATCAGATGGTTGACTTCTTCGTCGCTCAGACCAAATTCGGACTGGTGCTCTTTCAAATATTTAAATCCCGCTATCTTTGATATGCCTTCGCTCATTTGGCCGAGCATTTTTACGCGGTCGAGAAGAGGCCCGGCAACCTTCGTAAACCAATTCTTGTATTCGTTTTCCTTATCGGAGAATCGGTTGATAATCGACTCCATTTCGACGTCATGGGCGACTGACGACCAACGATTCTGAGGCGTAATAAGCACTTTGCGCCGAAGCATCTCCTGAATCAAGGGATCGTGCTCACTTTCCGCAAAACGCTTGGCACTGCCAGCAACCTTAACGTAATAACGGAGCGCCTTGGAATAGCTCATCCCGCGCAAATTCATGACAAGCGAACTCATATCACGAGGCACGTTCATAACCTGGAATCCTGGATTTGCCGCTGTGAATATTTGCTTGAAAAAACTGTTCATCCGGTCCCAGGTGTCCATCATGAGCGACGCTTCCTGCGGATCGTAGCGGAAACTATCTGCGATAGTTCTCGGCACGTAATAGGCCCTAATCTTTCCGTTCTCATGAAAAGCCAGGAGGCCGGTGTTTTCTCTGTCGGCAGGCTCCATTGGTACGTGTGCGACGCCGTTCCATTTCGTCTCGGCTGGA